CCCGTGGTACCGGACCGTCATCATGTGCGTCACGCGCCAGCAGGGCAAGACGACGCTCGTGCTCGACAACGGCATCACGTCGGCAATCACGCATCCTGACGACTTCCTGGTGTACACCGCGCAGAACCGAATCAAGGCTCTCGCCCGCCTCGAGCGGGCATGGTACCCACCGATCCGTCGCTACCTGCCGGGCGTGCTCGAGCCGATGCGTGACAAGCGCAAGCCGGGTTGGGTCGGCAAGTCGGGCAACGAACACTTGTTCTTCGCCAATGGCGCCCGTATCGCGATCGATTCGGTCAAGGAGGACTCGGGCCACGGCGACACGACACTGCGCGCCTTCATCGACGAGTCCTTCAAGCACACCGACGCGTCGATCGAGCAGTCGTTTCGGCCAACGATGCTCACCCGTGCCGACGCGCAGATGTGGATCACGTCGGCGGCTGGCACTATTCAGGGTTCGCCGTACATGTGGGAGAAGGTGCTACTCGGGCGTGCGCTAATCACGGAGGGCACCGCGGACACGCGGATCGCATACTTCGAGTGGTCCGACGACGAGGGTGACCGAACGGATCCAGCGACGTGGGCCAAATGCCTGCCAGCGTTGGGCCACACAGTCACGATCGAGACGATCGCGGCCGAGTTCGAGGCAATGATCAACGACCCCGACGAATTCGACCGCGCGTACCTGGGCCGGTGGCCGGGGACTAAGCGCAAGGATCCCGAGATCCCGATTGCCGCATGGCGCAACTGCGTGATGCCTGAGGGCTTCCTCGACGACCCGATCGACTACGAGGCCGCTCCTCCGGTGTACGTCATTGACACCAGCCCCGACAGGGAGTGGACGTCAGTGTCGATCACGGGCAAATCATCCGACCCGTTCGGGGACGTCTGCAGTCGCTTGGCCGCATACGAGAACGGCACGGCCTGGGTTCCCGAGTTCATGGACAAACTGCGCGACACGGCTGGCGGCGAAGTGATCTACCTCGCGGGCGACGGCGCGGCGGCGTCCCTGCAGCCGGATCTTGAGCAGCGCGGATGGACGGTCGAGCTTCTCTCGACCGCTGACATCTGCAACGCGTGCGGTGCGCACTACGACGCGGTCCTGCGTGGTGCCTTCCGTCACATCGACGAGAAGGAGATCAACGCCGCACTCGCGGCCGCGGTGAAACGCAACGTGAGCGACCGGTGGCGATGGTATCGCGGCAAGTCGCTCGGTGACATCTCAGCCCTCTACGCCGTCTCTCTCGGCTATTGGGGATTCCTACTCCGCTCCTCGCAGACGTATGACATCGCGAGATCGATCAACTGAGGACGTGTCATGAAGGCAAGGCTGGCCGACATTGTCGGCATCGTAGGTCTGGCATCGATCACCGCAGGCGCCGCGATGGCTGAACTCTGGATGGGGTTCGTCGTCGGCGGGGCCTCGGCGTTGTTCGTGTCCTGGCGGATCGGGGCACCCCAGTGAGCTCGATGTTGTGGGGATCTCGTGCGTCGTTGCTGAACTACGGCGTCGAGATGCGCACCCGGGGTCGCATCGGCACGGGCAGGGTATCGCGCAAGCGCGCCATGCAGAACTCGATCATGTGGTCGGCGACGCGTTTGCGCGCGAACCTGATCTCATCGCTGCCCCTGCAGGTCCTCAAGGACTACGCGGGATCCGCCGTGCCGGCCGTCATGACCAAGCCTCGCGTGCTGATCACACCCTACGAGTGGGCAACGGGCCACCCGATGCACATCAGCGAGTTCATGTACCAGACGCAGACGGACCTCGACCGTGAAGGCAACACCTTCGGTGTGATCCTCGAGCGGGACGGGAACCGTCTGCCGTCGAAGGTCCTGCCAGTGCCCGTGAGGGAAGTCACCCTTGTCCACAAAAACTGCGAGATCCTCGGCTACCTCATTGGTGGCGTGTTCTACGAACCCGACCAGGTATGGCACGAGCGGCAGTACTCGACATCGGACTTCCCGTTGGGGTTGTCGCCGATCGCGCATGCCGCGTTCTCGCTCGAGTCTTCGGTATCGGCCCAGGAGTTCGCGCTCGGCTGGTTCCGTTCAGGGGCAACACCTTCGGCATTGCTGACGAACAAGACCGCGAAGGTCATCGACACCGAAGCCGAGGTCGCTAAGAGGCGGTGGGATGCGACCACGTCGAACGGCGAGATCGTGGTGCTCGGCAAGGACTGGGAGTACACACAGGTCTCGTCCGGTGCGAAGGCGGCTCAGTTCCTCGAGCAGATCAACGCCTCCGACGTGGAGATCGCACGCTTCATGGATGCACCGGCCGATCTGCTCGACCTGCACCCATCAGGCCAGTCGATCACCTACGCCAACATCACCGAGCGTCACCTGCAGTTCCTGGTCCTGTCGCTTGGCCCTGCCATTCAACGCAGAGAGACGGCCCTTGGCCGCCTCACACTCGGCGATCGCTACGTCAAGGCCAACACCGACGCATTCCTGCGCATGGATCCGGCCGCACGCAACGAGCAGCTGCGACTCAACAAGGCCGCACGCATCGCAACCGTCACTGAGACGCGCGCCCTGCTGAACCTGCCACCACTCACCGCCGCACAGATAGCCGAGATCGCAGCAGATGCCGCGCTCGCGTCCAAGGCGCCCGTCAACACCTCGTCACTGGTCTAGGAGGACTCATGGATTTCGAAGTCATGCGGGCCGCGGCGTTGACGCGGTCTCAGCAGGTCCGCGCGCGTGCGGATCGTCCCTCGAAGCGATCAAACGGGGTAGACGGCGACGACTACCCCCGCGTGTATGCGCGAATGCTGGAGCCCGCGTTCACGCTGCGGGCGGAGGGCGATGGGCCCAACACGCTCAACTTCCAGGGCTACGCCTCTGTCACGGACACCCCGTACGAAATGTACGACTGGTACGGGCCCTACGTGGAGACCGTCGAGGCGGGCGCGTTCACCAAGACGCTCAAGACACTGGGCCTCGACGTGCCCCTGGTATTGCAACACGACTCTCTGCGCCGCATCGCACGCACCACCATCGGGACGCTACGCCTGACCGAAGACACCCGTGGCCTCAAGGTCGACGCCGACCTGAACCCGCTCGACGTCGACGTGCTGTACATCCAACCCAAGATCGAGCAGCGCCTGATCGACGAGATGTCGTTCAAGTTCCGCATCGTCGAGGGCTGGTGGTCGGACGACTTCACCGAGTTCCGCATCGTCGAGGTCGACATAGACCGTGGCGACGTCGCGATCGTCGGTTATGGGGCGAACCCCCACACCCAGGGCATGTCCCTCTCGTCGGCCCGCAACAGCGCGGCACCGGCTCTCATCCGTGGCGCAGACCTCATCTCGATCGAGGACACACGCCCGCGCTTCTAGAGCGCAGCACCATCCCGTAGGACCGCACGAACCCGCGCCTCGCGTTCGCCTGAGGCCTGGCGTCTGGCTGGGAATCAACAACACCCATTCACCACACACCAGGAGACACCACATGAAGCCCAAGGAACTGCTCGCTGCCAAGCGGGCGGAGCTCGTGACCAAGCTCACGGCTCGCAACGACATCGCCAAGCAACTCGACGAGATGCGCGGCAAGGACGACGTCGACGCGGCGGCCGCTGCCGGCCTCCTCGACGCCAAGCGTGCAGCCGACTCGGAACTCAACAACCTCGATGCCGAGGTCCGCAACCTCGAACTCGAGATCGCCCGCGACGACCTCGCTGACGACTTGGCTACCCGCCACCAGGCAACCGGGGCGAAGGCACCGGCAGGCGCTGGAACCGAGCGCGTTCAGGTCATTACTGAGCCCCGCACCTACAGCGCGGAGAACGACAAGAATGGCCAGCGGTTCATCGCTGACGTTCTGCGCGCCCAGGTCACGGGTGACCCAGAATCCCGTCGAAACCTCGAGCGTCACACGGTCGAGGAGTTTGCCGAGCGTGGTGAGAAGTTCGTAGAACGCGCAACGTCGTCGGCGAACTACGCCGGCGTAGTCGTCCCGCAGTACTTGACGGATCTCTTCGCGGGCATGGCTCGCGCGGGCCGTCCGTTTGCGGACGCGATGCGCCACCACGACCTGCCCGAGATCGGCATGACCGTCAACATCGGTCGCGCTACCACGGGCACCACGTCGGGCGCGCAGACGTCTGAGAACGCAGCCGTCTCCGAGACGGACTTCGACGACACGCTCCTGACGATCCCCGTCCGTACGGCCTCTGGTTCGTTGACGGTCTCCCGTCAGTCGATCGCTCGCGGCATGGGCGCGCTCGACATCACAATGGAGGACCTGTTCGACGCGCACGCGACGGACATCGACGCGCAGATCTTCAACACGGCAACCGTCGGGCTTTCGGCGTTTGCCACGGCCGGCTCCTACACGGATGCCACGCCGACGGCGCAGGAGCTCTATCCCAAGGTCCTCGAGGGTCTCTCGGCGATCGAGGTGGCACTGCTCAACAAGTACAAGAACGACGCGTTCGCGGTGATGCACCCGAGGCGTTGGGCTTGGGAGTCCGCAGCGCTCACGACCTCATG